TACTACGCAGTGATAACTACTGCTTCAGAACAAACACTATTAAAAAATTATGGATACCAAAGAACTACCAAACCAAGGATATACTAGAGATTTCTCAACGGGGGCTAAGCGTGACGGGGATGATGGACGGGGACGACCCTGCCTTATACCTCCAGTCGCCCTTCGCCGTCTCGCAAAAAGATTTGAAGATGGCGGAAAGCTTTACGGAGACAACAACTGGAAAAGAGGTTTCCCTCTAAGTAGATTATATGACTCGATGTTTAGACATTTGTTGGGGCTGGCTGAGGGGGACAACTCTGAAGACCATGCGGCTGCTATCTTGTGGAATGCTTCGGCTTGGTGCTGGACTGAAGAAAAGATTAAAGAGGGAAAGCTCCCGTCGGAACTGGACGATATAGATTATAACAATGAATGATGAAATAGTATTACCCGCTCTGTCTCAGGACTTAATCAATAAACTTGACAAACTATTCCCTGATAAATGTCCGCTGTTGACAGACACAGAACGTGAGGTATGGTATAAGGTAGGACAAAGAAGTGTAATTAATTATTTACAACAGACTTACGACGACCAACTCGAACAAGATATAGTAACTAAACAAGTACAATAGCCATGTGTTTCTCACAACCTAAGATGCCCGACCCGCTACCACCGCCAGCTCCACCACCTGAGCCTACTTTCAAACCTGCTACAGAAGCTAAGACTCAGCGGGTTACTCAACCTAAGAAACAAAAACGTGGTACTTCACAGTTAACAGCTACTCGTCGTCCTACACTGAGCATGGGTGGTGGTAACGGTGGAACGGGAGTGCAGTTTTCTTCATAACAACAACTAATAATATAAATATATATGAGCCTTCGCACACTTGATAAAAAGACGTTGCTCTCATCTGCTACTAGTTCAGGGGCGGGTAACAGTTTCTCGGTTGAGCGTTCTAAGGGATGGACATTTGTCGTCGCCACGGAATCCGCAGGAGCCGCAACAGTAGACATTGAAGCTTGGATTGGTGGAGCTTGGCACGTCGTCCACAGTCAATCGGTATCCGCAGACGGATCGGTTATGATTCGTGATGACCACGGACACTACGAAAAGCTAAGAGCTAACATCTCCGCTTACACCGCAGGTACTCACAGCGTCTACGCTACTGGTACTGTTGACTCTCTATAATGTCGTTAATATTCACAACGCTTGAAAAGCCCAGCAACATCATTCCGTTACCGGGCAACTTCATACGACCCGCTTTCGAGAAGCTCTACGGATTTGACGCACCACAAGAGGACGTTATAGACGGAGCGATCTTTACGGAAGCAAGTGAACCATTGACAACAGAACTAAACGAAATATTATTATTTGAACCCGCTTAATACTCATGGCCAATAAAAAGATAACAGAGCTTACCGAGCTTACATCACCAGCAGGAGCCGATCTCTTTGCTATTGTTGACGACACCGATACCACAACAAAGAAAGTAACCGTAACAAACTTAATGACCCAAGCTCCCGTTCAGGCGGCAGACATCAGCGGGTTAGCTACACAAGTTTCTTTAGGTAATCACGAAGCATTAACATCTAGCGTACACGGCATCTCAGCATTCGGTGCTACTCTTGTAGATGATGCAGACGCATCCGCCGCTCGCACTACTCTTGGTCTAGGCACAGCCGCAACTTCAGCAAGTACAGACTTCGCTTCGACTGCAAAAGCAATAACCACTCCTACATTCACAGGAACACCACCCGCTTACACACTGACTAGTGCAGAGAACGGTAAGGTTGTAATCGTAGATGAATCTAGCACCGCTTACATCACAGTTCCTCAAAGTTTAGGTAGCGGTTTTAATTGTACCATCGTACAAAAAGGAGTAGGTCGAGTTGTACTGCAAGCTGGAACAGGAGTTACTGTAGCTGGTTACGATTTAGGAGTAGCCACTATCGGACAGTATGGAGTCATTGATTTAGTGCCAATCTCTACTGACAATTATTATGTAACGGGGGACACTGATCGAGCGCCGTTTCTTAATACATATAGTGCAGATTTTGACGGTACGAATGAACATTTACACTTCGGTACTTCTGCTACCAATAAAAATATATACTTCGGTACTGGGGATTATGCCTTTTCAATTTGGTTTAAGCAAACAGCCACATCAAATGATACTTTGTATGAAGGTGCTACTACAAGCTCTTACGGTTATGTACAAAACCAAACTTTGCATATAAGAGGATTCACGGGTAGTAATGAAACTTTTAGTAGTGTTGTAGTTAATAACGACTGGAACCATTTGGTAATTACAAGAGTAAGCGGTACTGTTGATATTTACTTAAATAATAGCAACAGAACAGGTGCTTTGAGTATATCAGGTACAAGCCCTGTAAGTAATCCGTTCATAGCTAATTTTGGATTCCATGTTGTTTCAAATTATTTCTGGCAGGGACAAATGGACGAGATTAGTTTCCATATCGGGAACGGTTTAACCTCTAGCCAAGTATCTGCTATGTATAACTCTGGATCACCTATTGATATTTCAAGTGGTTACGGAGCTACGCATTGGTGGAGAATGGGAGATGGTTTCTCAGGAACAACGATTGCCGATCAAATAGGTAGCGAACCTTTAGAGGCTGCAAACGGAGTAGACTTACAATCCACAACAGTACCAAGTTAATATGAAGAAGTATGTAATTATAGAAGCGTCCGAAGTATCAAATATTGATTTCAATGATGTACTAGAAAATTCTATCGAAACCTTGGTTTACAATTTAGATAACACTAAGACATTTGTTAAGTACGAAGGCACTCAGCCGTTCTCATTACTAGGTAAAACAGAGTATAATCAAGAAGAGATACTAAACATCCTGAGTGGTCCTGAGTGGACGAGCGAAGAGGTTATCTAAGGTATGCACGAAACAGCCCAAGGGCTATATCATTCGTTGGAGAACCAGCGGTGGTCATTCTTAGACAGAGGTCGTACATCTTCTGAGCTTACACTTCCTTATGTCTTACCACCTGACGGTCATAGTCACGCTAGTAAGTACTACACACCGTACCAAGGTATAGGAGCTAGAGGTGTACTCAATCTAAGTAGTAAGTTATTACTGGCATTACTTCCACCTAACGCTCCCTTCTTCCGACTTGTTATAGATAAGTATGAGTTAGATAAAGCGAAGGAAGATATAGGAGAACAAGGAGCTGAACAACTGCGTACTGACTTAGAGAAAGCATTAGCTGATGTAGAGCGTAGTGTATCACAAGAAGTAGAAGTGCAGAACTTTAGGAACGGTATCTTCCAAGCACTCAAGAACTTACTAGTTACTGGTAACTCTTTATTATATCTACCGGACGAAGGTGGTATGCGTGTCTTTAAACTTGATCGTTATGTTATCAAGCGTGATCCAATGGGTAACGTTACACACATAGCTATTAAAGAAACTGTAGCTCCAATGATGCTCCCTGAGAGTGTTCGTGAAGAAGTATACAGACAGGAAAAAGAAAACACTTGTGATCTATATACAGCGGTAGTACGAGAAGGAGATCACTTCAACGTTTATCAAGATGTCAAAGGTATCCTCATCGAAGAAAGTGTGGGTAAGTATCCAATCGAGAAGTCCCCGTGGCTCCCTTTACGTTACACCCAGATTGATGGAGAGGACTACGGCAGAGGCTTTGTTGAAGAGTACATCGGAGACCTCAAGTCGTTGGAAGCACTTACAAAAGCTATCGTCGAAGGTAGTGCAGCGGCTGCTAAAGTATTGTTCATGGTCAACCCGAACGGTACAACAAGATCAAGAACCTTAGCAGAAGCACCGAACGGAGCAATCGTACAAGGTAGTGAAGCAGATGTATCAGTGTTACAACTTAATAAGTTTAATGACTTCCGTACTGCTCAAGCTACTATGGCTGGTATAACAGATCGATTGAGCCAAGCTTTCTTACTTACATCAGGAGTAGTTAGAGATGCAGAACGAGTAACAGCTGAAGAGATACGTATGCTCAGTCAAGAGTTAGAATCCGCATTAGGTGGTCTTTACTCTTTGTTATCACAGGAGCTACAGCTACCAATCGTTACTAGGTTGATGGACAGAATGTCTAAGGACAAGCGTCTACCTAAGATACCTAAAGATATTGTTAAGCCTACTATTGTTACAGGTGTTGAAGCTCTAGGTCGTGGTAATGATCTGAATAGATTAGATATGTTCCTAGCTGGAGCGAACCAGGTAGTAGGACCACAAGCCGTCACTCAATACTTAAACGTCAGTGATTACTTCAAGCGTCGTGCTACAGCTTTGGGTATCGAGACGGAAGGATTAATTAAGACGGAGGAAGAAATTCAACAAGCTATGCAACAGCAACAGATGATGGAGATGGCACAGAAGCTCGGAGCACCCGCAGTCGCACCTGCCATCAACGCCGCACAGGAGCAGTACATGGCATCACAACAACCACCTCAAGAGGAATAACAAATGGCTGAATTACACCGAGTAGAGATTAATGAGAAAGCACCAAGCGAAATCGAACCAGAAGAGAGACAACAAACCGAAGCGGAATTACCGCAAGACCAAAGCGACCGCCCGGAATGGCTCCCCGAAAAGTTTAAGAGTGCGGAGGACATGGCACAAGCGTACGCCGAGTTGGAAAAGAAACTTGGACAAGCTCCTAAAGAAGATACGGACGAAGCTGAACAAGTTGAAGAGAAAGCTGAGGACGAAAAGGAACAAACTGAAGAGAACACTAGTGAAGCGTACAAAGCAGTTGCGGAGGCAAGTAAAGAGTTCTTTGAAAACGACGGCCAACTTAGTGAGGAAACTTATAACGCTTTAGAGAAAGCCGGATTACCCAGAGATTTAGTTGACAGCTACGCAGCTGGTCAGCAAGCATTGTTAGCATCTGAAGAAGGACAAATCAAAAGCGTGGCTCAAGGCAACTACGATGCGATGGCTGAGTGGGCGAACGAGAATTTACCACAAGAAGAAATCGATGCTTTTGATGAGGTCGTCACCGGGGGTTCAATTTCGCAAGCTAAGTTAGCAGTTCAAGGATTGTACGCACGTTATCAAAACGAAGTGGGTGCAAAGCCTAAGCTTACACAAGGTGCAGTATCTGGTACATCAACCATGCCATTTAAAAGTATGCAAGAATTAGCTCGTGCTCAATCTGATCCACGATATAAAAGTGGAGATAAAGCGTATCACGAAGAGATTGACAGAAGACTTTCTGTGAGCAATATATAAAGTTGTTTATTCATTCATAAGGTATAGTGCCCCTAGTGTTGGTTTATTGGTTTGCTGACACTAGGGGTTTTTCGTTATGTTTAAGAACATGGCAACAGAGATAGGAGATAACGTACAGGTAAAAGCAAACCTTGCGTTCATGGCTAAAGTGATAGCTATAGTCGGAACTTGTGTTTGGGGATACTCTGTAGTGTGGAATAAGTTGATGGTACTGGATAGTAGCTTAGA